TAACCAGTCCTTCTGATATCACAGGGACTGGCGGGGTAGTGAATAAGGCCTGAATCTCATAGCCCGGCCTGTCGTTGCACCCCTCTTTTGTCGGTACATATTTCCAGTCACCAACCCACATCTTCTCCTGAAAGTCCGTAACGCCTTTTTTCACGTAGCGATATCGCCATGCAACTGGTTTTGCCTGCCCTGCCGTTTCATGCCCTTCCTGATAATTAATCTCGCTCATTCATCGCCCCACTCATCACAATATGCTTCGACCGGAGTTTTTCCTGCTTCGTAGTCATCACGCCAGGCTTCAGCATCAGCAGCACTTCCACCACGTAACTCTGCATAGTCCATTAACAGTTCATGCCATTCTTCAAAACTGACGTTGTATTTAGTTGAACCAAAATCAGCCATTTTGTTCTTCCTCTTCGTCTTTTATTTCGTGATATGAGTAATTGCAGTAGTTAAAGAAAATTTCTTTTGCTTCGTCATGAATTTCATCAGGTGTTGCGTCATCGTCCACTTCGAATACATCCTCAAAATCTCCACCAGCTATTCCCGTTTCAATAATTATTTTGAACTTTCGCATTTCACTACCACCCTTTCGGGTGGCCTCCTGCTGTTCTGAGGGTGCAGAAATCCCTCCGGTTAAGGATTAAATTTTTAACAGTGCTAAATTTAATTATTCAGTTCTGGATTTTGTCACCCTGCGTATCCGTGCTTTCGCATTACGCTCAATCTGAATTAGCTTTTCTATATTTTTTCGCCTTTCCTGTTCCTCCTGGCGCAATAGTTTTACATCATCTGCCAGTCTGGTTTCTCTTTTCGCCACAGAGAGCATCCAGTCAAATGGCTCCACAACTGCACCGCAGATTTTACAGCGGACCTGACGCTCTTTTTCGTCAACCCGGACAGAAGCGTGATGGCAGTATGGTCTTTCCGATGGCTCATAAAGAAAATTAACCTGATTACGTGGGTCATCCTCTTTTACCGGAAATAAAACAATATTACTTAACTCATCTTCTGGTTTTATTTCCATGCTCCTCTCCTTTGATGCGAATGCCAGCGGCAATTGAAGCCTGATAGCTAATTTCACTTACAGTACCGCCTCCTGAAAATTACCCTGATAGAAAGCCAGTACACGCTGCATAGCTTCGCTCTTCCGGCACTCGCGACAGATTATATTCAGGCGCCTGTCGTAGCGGCGTATTTCTCCGTCTGGTAATGACCAGATAAGGTCCTGATCAACCGCAGATGGTTTCTTCGGCTTTGCCCTTGAGAGCTTTTTACGGGCATTTTGCCAGTCCTTACGCGCCTGTTCAGACGGGAATAACCCGTAACCAGAGTTGTATACATCGCCACTGGCAACCAGCTCTCTGGCCAGAACGCTCATCAGATATCTTGTTGCCCCAGTTTTAGTTTCCAGTTGTCGTAACGTCTCGCGCCCACTCTGGCGTACGAGTTCAACAACCTGCCCTTTAATTTTTTCCCGCTCTTCTTGTGTAAAAACTTTTGCCACAAGCCCTCCTGAAAATTACCTCATGACCAGAAATTAACACTTACCCCCTGAAGCCCGGCGGAATTTCGTTATCCGGTTCAGAAATATGATTCACACAACGCTGGTTGTTCGTGCCGCTTACCGGGAGCAACCAGGGGTTCTCAAAATTCCGGTCCGGTCCAAAAAACGTCGTCGCTCGCTGAACAAATTCCGTTCCCGTTTTCCCGGTAGCCGCCAAGTATCTTGCGTAACGCCTCACGCCATCCAGCATGGCCTCTGGTGGCACCCCCTCGCGTAATCTGGCCTTCCAGGCACTGAAAGCGGATTTCTTCGGGTTTGCTCCGGCACGCAACGGGTACTCCCGCCAGACCTGTTCGAACACATCCGGATAATCCACTCGTCCCACAGGCTGCCCGGTGTTTTCCGGGACTACCCGATCGGCTTCCCGCTGAATGGCGGAATCGGCTTCAGGCTGCTGCAGTTGGTGTGATTGCTCCGGCCTTGCGGTCATCACCTGCTGCACAGCGCCCGAATCGGCTTTCAGCGCATACGCTGAATCGGCTTCCGGTGTCGTGCCTGCTGGCTGACCAGGATTGACGGTCTGAACATCCCCTGCCTGGTTCGTGGCGTTTTTTACGCCATGGACCATAGTGTTTTGATCTTCTTGATCTGTATCTGTATCTTTATCTGTCGTGACTCGTCGTGACATGTGCGTGACATTTCGTGACGCGCCGTGACAATCGCCATTTTGTTCCCGCTTTCTTTCCCTCTCTCGCTGCGCCCTCTTGCGCTCTGCAGGAGATTTTGCGGTTTGCGAAATATTGCCGTTGTCCTCTTTAAGCACCTGGCGTTTTTCCCATCCAGTGATTAAATCACCATCAAGTACCCGCCCCTGCATCGTCTGCAAAATTGAATCAATTACCTCTTCTGTCACGTCGAGCGCACTTGCCAAATCTTCTGTCGTGACATCAATGTGACCTCGCGTGACATTTCGTGACGCGCTCACCAGGAGGTGGATATACACTGCCATCACTGTTGCAATTGGCTGCCCTGACACCCTGGCAATTGTTCGCCACTTAGGGTCATTTGGCATGTCATGCCATAATCTGAGCCAGGCGTTAGCCATACTCACCTCTTCTGATACCGAATCTTTTTACTCACGAGTTGCCGGAAGCGATTCGATATGGCTATTGTCAGTCAATGTACTGCCACAGCATTTCCTGCCGGGCCACCACGGTTCATCTGATTGAAACCGGCGATTGCCACTGCGACAAAATCATCAGCGTCTCTCACCAGTCGCTCCCGCGTCTCCACCAGCTCCCGAAAATAAGCTGAACTGTGGCTGCGCATTCTGGCCACCAGCAAAGGTGGCATTGCCTTTTCGATCGCTGGTAACAACGCCTGAATTTTTTCAACTGCATCAGGGGTGTCTTTCTCTACCCAGCGGAAAATTTTCTGGGTATTGCGAGCCAGGGCTTCCGGATGGCTGTCGTCATACAGTTCTGGGAACGTCATACCCAGTTCAAAATAAGCCCTGGTTATTTCAGCTGCCGGAACTTTTTCACCGTCCGGATGCGCCCAGGCATTCATCGCCATGCGGATGTGTTCATGCTTGATTTTCATGAATCAAGCTCCTAGAAAGTGGTTGTGTTAACGTTTTGGTATCTTCCAGCTCGGGCCAAATATTCATCCAATCAAAAGGCCTTAGTTGCTGACGTGTAACTTCACCATTACTGGCTCGCTCAATAAGGACGCATAACGATGCCCCTAACACTTGACCTTTACTCAATGCCTTTCTTAGATAACCGATGCTGGTACCACACTCGCATGCAAACATACGCTGTTCATCTGACGAAAGAGAATTGAGAAATATTCTTAATTCTTCCATAGCTACTCCTTAGTAAACACAGTAAAGAATACCCACAGGTAAACAAAAGTCAATACCCACAGGTTGTTTACCTTGCGGTAATCGCATCTATTATTTACCTATGGACAAATATGAATTTAGACGACAGCAACTCATCAAAATTCGTGATGAGAAATGCGATGGTAAAGCGGTTAACGTGGCCAGAAAGATCGGGCGCGAGCCTTCTTATGTATCAAGAATGTTGTACCCAGAGGGGAAAAAGGGAAAAAAACGGATCGCTGATGATATGGTGGAGATTATCGAAGAGTCCTTTGGGTTACCCCGGGGATGGATGGATGGTATCGTTTCATCATCAACGAACACAGCCTCCAGTTATGAAACAAGGGTTCTAACGCCACGACAACGTATTTTTTTAGATCTCTTAGACGAACTGCCAGAAAGTGAAGCGGATAACTTATTAAAAACTCTTGAAGAGAAAAAACAGTATTACAATATGATCTACGAAGAAATCCGTAAAAAGAAAGCACAAAACGCATCATAGCTCACCAAACAACTAGTCACCAGTTAAGACACCGCAAAAAGTTACCCATGGGTATTTACTTTTTAAATACCTATGGGTATCCTTCTTTTCATACCAACCCACCCCGCCCCACAGAATGCAGGGCAATACTTCGAGTTACCAGGCAGTGGTCAGGGGTTAAGTAGCCAGCCCGAGGCGTAAGAACATGACGGCAGGGTTCAACTTTAATAACTATGCAGCAGGTTTTTGTTCCGCTACCCCAGCGTTAAGGGGAAATGAGGTCAGCATGGATACTATCGATCTTGGCAACAACGAATCTCTGGTGTACGGCGTGTTTCCCAACCAGGACGGCACGTTCACCGCGATGACGTATACCAAAAGCAAAACGTTTAAAACCGAAAATGGTGCCCGTCGCTGGCTGGAAAGAAACTCAGGTGAGTGATATGGATTTCGACACAATCATGGAAAAGGCTTACGAAGAATACTTCGAAGACCTTGCCGAAGGCGAAGAAGCTCTCAGCTTCAGTGAGTTTAAACAGGCGCTTTCCAGCTCGGCAAAATCTAACGGCTGATAAGCGAAGTAGCACCGCGAGGAATCAGTATGCAGAAACGAGAACCCGTCATAATCGCGCCAGACTATACCGATGATGAACTTTATGAGTGGATGCGCCAGAAAATTAATGCAGCGCAGGATCTGAAATGGGCCAATGAAGCCAGGGCTAAGCAGGCTGAAAATCTGTCCGCTCTGGAGCAGGATATCACCAGGCTGGAAAAAGCAGCGGCATTAAGCATTGCCAGAATGATTACATACCCGCGTTAATAGCTAACCAACGAGGCTAAGGTTAGTAATTAAGGAGTTCTCCACGGGTGAGGTGGAGTGCGTGCGCCGGACACGGGTGAGCATCCGGCACTGACAGTTTACTGAAAGGATATCTCCCTGAAAAGTCAGGGCATAACGCGAAAGCGCACGGCGAAGTTGTTGGTTCATAGATAGCCTGTCGTTAAATTTTCGTCGACCGTGCGCTTCCGGTTGTGGCACTCCGCGAAATGGCGCGGCGGTAAGTATGGCGGGGTTATTCCTTCCCCGTTGAGGACACCGGGTTGTCAGGTTGACCATACGCTTAAGTGACAACCCCGCTGCAACGCCCTCTGTTATCAATTTTCTGGTGACGTTTGGCGGTATCAGTTTTACTCCGTGACTGCTCTGCCGCCCTTTTTAAAGTGAATTTTGTGATGTGGTGAATGCGGCTGAGCGCACGCGGAACAGTTAAAACCAAAAACAGTGTTATGGGTGGATTCTCTGTATCCGGCGTTAATTGTTAACTGGTTAACGTCACCTGGAGGCACCAGGCACCGCATCAACAAAGTTCATT